CCCCCGGCAACTTTTGGGGCAAAGGCACGGATTTTCTCGCGAAATCGGGTTGACAAGTGCCCGCTTATCCTGAACAATGTTCTTATGCATATCACTCAAAAAAACTTCAAGTTGGCCCGCGCCTGGCTTGGCATGACCCAGCAGGAGCTCGCCGATGCCTTGGACGTCACCCCGCGCGCGATCCACTACTGGGAATTCGGCGCCCGCAAATGCGCCGGCCCCGCCGCTGTCCTCGTGAACCTCCTGTGCAAGCAGTCCAAGCCCAAGCCTGGTAGCTGCCGGCCGCGGTACAAGGACCTGGCTCCAGGCGATTGGCAGGCCGCCGAGGGTTACGATTGGTGCGAGCTCAAGTACGACGGCGAGTACGGCGAGCTCCACGGCGGGCCCGACGGTTGGACGCTGTACTCTCGAAGCGGCCAGATGGTGGACCGCGGCGACGAGCCGCTCCCGTATTGCATGCTCCTGGTGGAGCAGATCCGCGGCACGGAATGGGCCAAGAGATATGCGCCGAGCGAGATCCGCGGTAAGCTCGTCCCGTGGTCCGCGGTGAATGCGAAAGGTCAACACTTACCCAAAGCTACCCTATACGAGTTTGCAGCCCATGCAATACATGCTGGGCTAATCGAACTTGTCGCAGGCACAACCAAACGACGAATCACAGGCGCGGCGAGGTTATGGCGGGACAAGGTCGAGCGCGGTCATTGGGAAGGCCTCATCTTCCGCACCCACGGCAGCCAGTTCGCCCGGATGAAAAAGCGGGTGACGCGGGACTACGTGTGCATGGGAACCGAGCCCGGCATCGAAGGCGTGTCCGTGATCGGTGGCCTGTACAACTCGCGCGGCAAGCTGATCCGCAAGGTGTCGGTGCCATATACCGCCTCCGATGCATGGGAACACATCCAGACAGAAGGGCCAATACTCACAGACGGAAGCCATACCTTCGAAGCCTCCGGCCTGGCCATCCTAGAGAGCGGCGCCTTGCGCAACCCACGGTTTGAACGCTGGCGACCTGACAAGCCGGCGGAGGAGTGCACGACATGACCATCAGCAACAAAAGACTTTTCCAACTAGCCGCGCAGCTGCTAGAGCTGGCCAGTGACCGATTCAGCTGCCATAGTTGCAACGACTTCAAGCTACCAGACTGGACACCGGCAGAACGTCGCCAGCTGGCGCTCGACTTCGAGGAATGGAACGGCGACAAGGAATGGTTGGAGCAACTGCAAGCGTTGCCGGAGGGGGATAGCGAGTTTGACTGTTTTTCCGACAGTTCGCTGATGTCCTACCTAGTAGACAAGTTGAACCTGATAGCGAAAGAGGAAACCGAGCGCCGTCTAGCTGAGATGTCAACGAGCAACCGGAGGATATACTATGACCCAAAGTGACTCACGCCGAATCGAAATCAGCGAACCCGACGAGCAAGGCAACTGTGTTGTCACCGTCTACTATGACGGTCAGGTCTACGAGGCCAAGCAGATCGCGCGCAGTGGTCAGGCTATCGGCTTCCAGGACAGACTACCCGACGAAGTCTCGCGGTTCGTCCGGGGCTACTTCAACTCCCGGGCAATCTTCGACAGCGTGGAGAACTACGAGCTGCTTGCATAACCCTTGACTCCCACCCCCCACCCAGTGTAGTCTGTAGATTCAACGCGCATCCAAGGCCAGGCCGTCCGCACCAACGACCATGCGCGTCCCTTGGCACCTCGTGCCGCCCCTGTCGCTGCCCCCGGTCGCTTTCCCGGCCGGGGGTTTTTCTTTGTGCCGGTGTCCACATACTTGCACGAACGTACACACATTGTTTAATCCCCCGGGCTGTGTTACGTTGGGTGCATGGCTCACGTACCCGAACGCATGACCAGCAAGGCGCGAGCCGCCTATGAGATATACCGTGACCTAGGTCCTAGCCGTACCCTCAGGGAAGCAGCTAGGCTCATGGGCAAGAGTGAGTCATCTCTGCGTCAATGGTCTGCGCGATACAACTGGGTTGGCCTTACCGAGGAGCACGACCACGGCGAGCTGAAAGAGGCGCTCGGGAAACGCGAGCTGGTCCGCGAACGCGCGACACAACGGCTAGTCGATATGATGGACGATGCCGTGACCGTACTACATGACGTCATGACCGACGACCGGCAGCTGCCGATACTCGACCGGCAAGGGGAGCAGCTCCGTGGACCGGCGCCCGCAGAAGGCGAACCTGGACCATTGCTGTATCGTCCGCTGGTCAAGGCCAGCACGCGCGCGATGTGCGCAGAGAAGATCCTTGGTATCGCCGGCCTGGTACCCGTGCGGCGCACCGAGGTAGTGGACCGCACCGGCGAGCAACTGGACGCAGCAGCCAACGTGATTCGAGCAATGACTCCGGCGCAACGCGCGCAGCTCCTGGATATCCTGGACACGGATGATGAATCCAGCGATTGACACACTGGAAGCCGCCGCCATCCTGTCAAGGATTCCGCGTTCCGCCCTGCGTCACTTGCTCGAAGCCGAGGCGCTACGAGACTCCCTGAAGCGCTACATGCAATGGGCCTGGCCTCTGACCCACAAGGAACCCCTGCAATGGAACTGGCACCTCGGGATAATCACCGAGCACTTGGAGGCATGCAAGGCCGGTGAGATCAAGCGGCTCCTAATCAACATCCCCCCGCGCCACCTGAAGAGTTGGACGGTATCGGTGGCGTTCCCCTCGTGGTGGTGGGCCAGTGATCCAACGGTGCAGTTTCTCGCCACGTCTGCGGATAAAGACATCGTGCTCCGCGACGCCGACGAACAGCGGGACCTGTGCAAGTCGGAGGAGTATCGCGATATGTTCCGGCCGCAGTGGGACTTTCGCGCGTCCAGCAGCGGCAGTAAGCAGGAGGCTAAGGGATACTACCGCAACAGCGTGGGCGGCCACCGTATCAGCAAGGTCGTGGGCGCCAAAGGCACCGGCCACAACGCAGACGTGATACTGATAGACGACCCACTGGATCCCACGGAGGCGTACAACGACAAGGCTGGTCTAGCGGACCACGTCACGGCCTACCGGCAGAAGATCGTCACGCGATTGAACAATCCGCAAGCCGGTATCATCGTGTGCATCATGCAGCGGTTGCACGAGCTGGACCTCTCCGGTGTGATGATCGAAGAAGGCGGCTGGGAACACTTGTGCTTGCCCACCGAGTATGACGGCAAGAAACGGTTTACTGTGCTCGGGCCATACGACCCGCGCACCTCCGAGGGCGAGCTACTGTTTCCGCAACGCTGGCCACAGGAGATAGTGGACAAGCAGAAGGTGGACTTGACTGCTCGCGGCTTTGCCGGTCAATGCCAGCAGACACCAGCGCCCGCAAAGGGATCGATGGTGCTCAAGGAGTGGTTGGAGTACTGGACGGCAGAAGGCCTCCCGAAGTTCGACTACTTGATCGGGTCGTGGGATTGCAGCTTTGGCGCCAAGACAAAGGACGCCGACTACGTTGTCGGGCAGACATGGGGGCTTGCCGGTAAGCGGATGTATCTGCTTGACCAAGCCCGCGCCCGTATGAGCGTGCCCGAGATGGTGGCCGCTATCCGCGAGCAGAAACGGTTGTGGCCCGCCATCAACCGGATAGTGATCGAGGAACGCGCGGCGGGTAAGAACGTCATGAATACCCTACAACGTGAGATACCAGGGATCGAGGGATTCGACCCGGGTGGCAAGTCCAAAGAGGAACGCCTCTCCGCTACGCTCATGATATGGGAACAACACCTAGTGTATCTGCCCAGCCCGATGCACACTGGCGCCGAGGGGCAGACGTACAGCTGGGTGAAGGACCACTACGTCCGGGAGATCACCACCTTCCCCGCGGCGAGCCATGACGATCAAGTTGACGCAACCTCGCAGGCGCTGCTATGGATGCGAGATAACGGGCCGGCAATCGGCCGCATGGAAGCAATCGGGTAGGAGCACACAATGGGATGGTTCAGCAAGCTATTCGGCCGGGATAAGAAGACGGAAGCAAAGAGCTACCAAGTGCAACTGCTGGTGGGCGACGACGGATTCATGGTCGCGCAGAACTTCACCGGCGGATCACTCTATACCGTATACACTCAGGCAATCTGGACATACATCTGTGCGAGTCGTATTAGCCAAGACATCAGCAATATCCCGGCGATTGTTCAGACGCGTGATGTCGGGTCAAAGACATGGATCGAAGATCCTGATCACGAGCTTAACGCATTGCTCGATCGTCCGTACGGGGCAGCTGCCTGGGCTCCATCATGGAACTGGTCACAGATGATAGCGGCTGGCACCTTGCGCCAGGAGTTAGGCGGAAACCAGTTCTACCGGATAGTTGATGCACCGAGTAGGTTGCTGGCCTTGCAACTCTACCTAAACGAGCTCAAGGCTAACGAGGACCCGACCACAAAAACGTTTACCACGTACACCCCAGTTGGTTCCACAGAGGAGATACCAGCCGAGCAGGTGGTGAATGTTATGCATGCCAGCCCGGATTCATTCTGGCGCGGCGTGTCTCCAACCGTCGCCAACGAGCAAGCCACCCGGGTTGACTATGCCGCAAGCCGGCGCGTGCGCTACGACATGGAAACTAGAGTAGCCCCTGGTGTCGTGTTCAAGGTCAAAGGCATCTTCACCGTCACGGATGACCAGTACAACAACATCAAGACGAAGCTAGAAAACACCTATGAGGGAGCAACCAAGCAAGGCAAGTCACTGGTGGTCGGAGATGACACGACTGTGGAAGGCGCACCGCTCCACCAGGTGGACGACATCCCGACGCATGCCGCGAATGCCCGGGACGCAATCATAAGCTCTTTCGATGTTTCGCCTCCAATGGTTGGGGTTCTGCGTGACGCCAAATATACGAACTGGGCCGAGGCCAAGCGGGCCCAGTTCAACTTGTGTATCCTGCCGCGGCTCAACAATCTGTACCGGACTATCAACACCCAGGCGGTGTACCCTATCTATCCAGATCGCAATGTCCGTATCTGGTACGACCTCGTGCAGTCGCCGTTGGGGCTAGCAGCTATAGCAGAGCGCGGAGAGACCGCTACTGTCTACCACGGCCTTGGCTGGCCAGCTGCGCAGCTCAACGAGAAGTTTGACCTCCAGATGCCACCCTTTGACGGCTGGGATAAGGCAAACATGCCCGCCGTGGTTGCAGGCCGTGTGCCAGGTGAGGGCAGCGGCGACCCGGCTCCAGACGACACAGATGGTGACGACGAGTAGTGTAGTTTGCAACACAGATTGTGAAACCGCTTGACAAGGGACACCGACTGTGCAAGGTTGTGGGTATGCCGCTAGCAGTCCACGGGATGCCGGTGATTTTCGGTAACGTAGACAGGGAAGGCGATATCGTCGTCAAGGGCGCGTTCTCCAGCTGGATCGCTGCTAACGGAGACGTACCCGTCAAAATCTTCTGGATGCACAATCATCGTTTCGATCCTACCGCCCCGCCGATTGGCGTCGCGCACCATGTCAAGCAGACAGCCAAAGGGTTGTACATGGAGGGAACGATCCTGGACACACCGCGCGGTCTGGAGATACAGACGCTCCTGAAAGGCGGCGCGCTCACCGAGGCAAGTTTTGGATACCGCGTGAATCCGAACGGAGCGTATCAGAAAAAAGGCGTCCGTCACCTGGCGGACCTAGAACTAATGGAATTTACCGTCGCCAACTGGGGCGTCAACTCGAAGGCATGGATCAAGGCCATGCCTGATCAAGAGGAGAGTAGCGATGTCGACCAAGGTTGAACACACCGATGATCTGGAGGGCAAGGCTGTCAACAGCGCCGACCTCGCCGCGGTCAAAACCGAGATGGACGGGATCAAGTCCCGCCTGGACGAAGTAGGCGCAGCCCTTGACGGTACCCCGAACGCCACCGAGATCACCGGCCTCAAGTCGCAGATCGACGCCGTCAAGCAGTCGATGGACGATCTCGGCGGCAACTACAAGGGCATGATCGATGCGCTGGAGAAGCGCGTGGATGAGCTCCAGACCGGCGCCGCGCTTGCGGTCGGCAAGGACGCCAGCGCACCGGCTGGTATCAAGGCGATCACCAAGGAGCTGGAGGAATCCGCCGGATTCAAGTCCGTACTCGAGGCCGTGAAGAACGGCATCCAGGTGGCCGGGCGTGACCAGTTCGGCGCGAAGTCCACGATCCCATCCTACGCTTCGTTTGGGTACAAGGCCGCCGACCCGGTGACCATCCCGGATGTCTCCGGGCAGAACCTTCAGGTGTACCGGCCGGGCATCTTCCAGGAGCCGCGGTGGCAGATGAACCTGGCGACGCGCATTCCGTCGATCGTGGTGGCTGGGGCGACGCAGTACACGATCCCCTACGAGACCGACGCAAGCGAGTATGGCGCCATCACCACCACGCTCGCCGCTGCGATCGATGGCGACCCCACCCCGAAGTCCGCCGCGACCTTCACCGACGTCGAGGGATTCGTAGTCGGTACCGTGGTGCGGTTCTACGACGGCGACGGCGCACTCCTCGGGACGAGCGTGATCACCGACATCAACACCGGCACCAAGGTGGTCACATTCACCACCGACTCACTTACCTGGGACGCTGACATCGGCGACCGCGTAGTCAGCGAGAACTACGGCGCGACCGCCGAGTTGGCGAAGAAGCCGAGCGGGTGGGTGGGGACCGACAACCGGACGTGGTACTTCAAGACCATGGCGGTGCTCACCCCCACGACGGTCAACTCGCTCCGCACGGTCGCGGGCCTGCAATCCCTCATCGAGAGCAAGGCGCCCGACCGCGACCTGCGGAACATGTCCTGGCACCTGATGTACGGCGACAAGGACGTAGCCAACCAGATCCAGGGTCTCCGAACCTACACCGGCGCGCAGACCTACTCGTGGTCCGGTGGCCCGAGCGGCGACAACCAGGTAGACGCGGTGATGCGCGCTGCGAACCTCATCCCGTGGACCGCGCCGATCGCGTGCATCATGTCGCAGGCCGACCTCCCGAGCCTGTTCTTGCTCAAGGGCAGCGATGGCCACTACCTGACCAGCGGCAACTTCGGGATGGTCCCGCTGAGCCAGATCGGGTTCCAGTGGTTCCTTGGCCCCTACGAGCTGGTGTTCGACTACGCCGTGACGCCGACCCACTTTACCGTCATCAACTGGACCGACGCGAGCGAGCTCGTGGACCAGGACAGCGCCAGCGCGCTGTGGGGCTACATCAACGACGACTTCGAGAAGAACATCATCCGCTACCGCTACGAGGCGACGCGGCTGCATGCCATCAAATCCACCCGCGCCTACGTCGTGGGTACCTGGGACGGCGCTCCCAGCTAGGAGTAGACCATGGAACACAAGGGACTCAGCTCGATCCTGATCAAGCTCACCAAGGGCACGCACACGCACAACGGCGTGGAACGACACGTCGGCGACGAGTTTCGCGTATCGGCCGACGTTGCAGTGTCCAAGCTCGGACGCGGCGAGTGTCTGTTCGTCACCGGAAAGGCGTTGCAGAAAGAGATCGAGGATCGCAAGGCCAAGGCAGCCGCCGCCGAGGCCAAGGCCAAGAACAAGAAAGGCAAGTAGCTGACCACTCTGGCCGAATACCTGGACCGATCGGCAGTCGACCTCACGGCGCCGATTGGTACCACGCCCCTGCCTGGCGTCCAGACCTATGTCGGGCTGCCAGCCGGAGGCGTGGATATCCTCCGGATGTGGTACGCATCCGCGATCGACTGGTGCAATGAGGCGATGTCCAAGCGCGACTTCGTTGACGACGACGGCGCTGATGTGAATCCTCCCGATGCGGTTGTGCAGGGCGTGTACGAATTCGTGCGCGTGCTCAAGGACCAGCACGAACGCCCGAGCACGATCGTCAAGAAAACCAAGACCGGCGCTCGCGAGGAGGAGTACGAGCCAGCTGGAACCGCTGGCATAATCTCCGCCGCAGCTATTGCCGCATGGCCGTTCATCGAAAAGTATTGCACCGACGTATCGTTGTTCTCCTCCGGGGGCGCGTGATGGCCAAGTCATACGTCATTACCAACAACGAAAAGCTAAAGCGCTTTTTCAGATTTGGCGGCAAGCTCAACGATGTAGTCGTGCGGGTGGGCATCCTCACCGGGAAGACGAAATATCCAAAGGGGCACCGTGGGAGCAAGAGCGACCGCGACTGGTTGGCTCGCGGGGCACGCAGAATAGATCCCAGGGAGCTAGCAAGGCGTGCGCAGGTAAGACGCGCAAAAAGGCATTTGGCCGAAATAGAATCTGTGAATGTTAGAAAACTTGAACTAAAGCGAATCAGAGAAGCGTTTCGTGAACAAGGGATCAGCAGTCGTGGTTTGGCCAGAAAGAAAGCCGGCGCCGTCGCGGTAGCAAAGGTTGCTGGAGTGCTTGGCTCATTTGCCAGATATCATTCCCATGGAATTCGGTCTCTTGGATTCAAGCCCACTGGCAAGTCCACTGGTCGCGTAGTGTTGCCTATCGCCAATATCCATCGCACGCTAATGGACACGAGAGATCCAACCCCAGCACTAAAGGCGCTAGGTATCAATGCAAAGAACGCAGTCCGTCAACGCCTCGTGGCGGCTGGTCATGTTGACACCGGCAAGCTCCTGCGAAACACTCAATACGAAATAATCAGCGCATCGGACAAAAAGCGTTTTGACGCAGAGGCCAAAGCAGAACGAGCCAGAGCCCGCGCAGAACGCAAACGCCGCAGAGGTGCGCGCTAATGGGCCGCCCGCTGGATGAGATGGAGTTCACCGTCACCCGCCGTCCTGGTGATTGGGATGGTCCATGGGAACATGGAACGCCAACGACGTTCACGATTCTCGCGTCTCGCCCGCAGCCGGTTGGACCTGAGACCATTGAGATGCTGCCCGAGGCGGCGCGCACCACTGCGCGGTTCATCATCTATGCCCATGATGACCAACCTGAGGTGTATACCATTGAGACATACCAACCCGGGTTCTCGGCCGACACAATCGCGTACAAGGGCAAGGCCTACCTCGTGACAACCGATGGCGATTGGGCCGACATGCCGCTCGGATACAATGGGTATATCCTCCTGGCCTACGGCCCGGATGAAAAGGTGCCATCATGAGCAAGCGTGATGTCCTGGATGTGTTCCATGGTTGGGTTGAGCTGGTCACGGGGCTGAAGGTGATCTACGCCAACGACCCTGAGCCCACCGCCCCGCGGCCAAACGTCGACGCGTCAACGTTCGCCTATGCCGCCATCGACATCAGCTCCGAGGGGAGCGATTGGTCCACTGTCTACAGCGAGACCACCGATATCCCGGCGCCCGACAACAAGTTCGAGCAACACCGGTCGATGCCCCGCCAAGGCACGCTGGAGATTGAGCTATTCGGCCCCGGTGCGATGGACTATCAGCGCGCACTGGAGATGAGCACTGGTCGCGACGACGTATTGCTGTATTTCAGCGCGCTCGGCGATTATTCGATTAAGCGACCAACGGACATCAGCGACCAACCGGTGCTCAGGTCTGCAACGCGTGAACCCGGCGCTGAAATGGCGTTTGTCGTCGAGTGGATTGAAACCGAGACATTCGGCATCGAAGCAGTCGAGGAGATTGTTTCTACCGTAGAGGTAGACGAGGAGTAACAGCCAATGACATGGGATAGCAACGTTCAGGTTACCGTCTTGCCTACCGCTCAGGCGGTCGACCGCGCGGTGTTCACCGTGCCCCTCTACCTCGCCGGAGACGCCACCTTCCCCGAGCGCGTGCGCACCTACGGTTCCGCCGCTGAGGCTGCCGCTGACCCGCTCCTTGGCGCCGATGGGCTCGCGGCTGTTAATGCTCATTTTGAGCAGGCGCTCAAGGCTCCGACTATCAAGGTCGGTCGTCCCGGTGATTCGGCTGTGGCTCAGGTGGTGACATTCACAGTCGCTGGCACGCCGCTGGAGTTCGAGACTTACGAGATCGTCATTAACAATATCGTGACCCAGTACGTCGCCGGGGCAACTCCAACGATAGCAAGCGTCCATTCAGCGCTTCAGGCCGCCGTGACCGCTGCGCTCACCGACGAGGATATCACCATCGGCGGCACCACGCCTGACATCACCGCTACCGCAGATGTAGCAGGGGCGATGTTCACGTATTCGGCTCGTGTGATTCCGGCACCAGGCGAGGACGCAAGCGGCACGCTGACCGCGGTCCTGACCACGGCAAGCGCCGGAATCAGTTCCGACCTTGACGCAATCCTCGCCGAGGATGACGGATGGTATGGACTCGCCACCACCATTCCGCCGGTCGCCGCGACCAACTTGGATCTGATGAAGGCATGCCAAGCCTGGATCCAGGCCAATGGCGAGCGTATCTATCTCGCCCAGTCCGACGACGCAGACGTGCTCACCGCGGCGGCCAGCAACGACCTGGAAGAGCTGGGCAAAGTCAACCGCAACAGGACCGCCTACATCTGGCATCACGACAACAGCGAAAAGGCCGCAGTGGGTTGGATAGCGTACGTATTCGGCACCGACCCTGACGTCAAGGCAACCAACTGGGCCTACCGTCCATTGTCCGGGATCAGCGTCAAGGATCCGCGAATCACCACCACCGAGAAGGGCAAGGTGGAGGGCCAGAACGGAAACCTGTTTATGCGATTCGGTGGCGTGCCTGTCGCATCGATGGGGGTCAACACGGTCGGCGGTGCAATCGACGTGACGGTTACCAGCGATTGGCTGACTGCGCGACTCGGCGAGGCGTACCGCCAGCTGCTAATCACGTATGCAACCCGCGGAGACAAGATTCCGCTGACCGACAAGGGCTTCATCACCATCACGAACACCGGCCAAGGGGTACTCGATCAGGCCGTAACGGCTGGTCACCTCAACCCCGGAGAAGACGGCGTTGACCCGCCGTCGATCAGCGTAGTGAAGCGCGCAGATATGACCGACGCCGACGTGCAGGCCAGACTTGTCCGTGTTACCGCCGAGGGCACCGCTGCCGGTGCGGTCGAACGCATCGTGGTCACCATGAGCCTGTACCTGGTGTAGGAGGAAACATGCCTTACCCGACCACATTTTCGCTGAATTTCTGCTCAGTCATTATGGCTGGCGTCGGGCCGATTGAGGGCTTCGCCGAAGGCGATGCCCTAATGCTCGAATTTCCCAATGACGATTTCGAGCGCCAGGAATCCAGCGACGGCTACGTTGTCTGGGTGCAGAAGCATAACACCGTCTGCGAGGGCATGCTGCGGCTCGGCCAGGGCAATCCGCTGATCGCACTGTTGCGCCAACTGCACGACGCGTCCAAGTCCGCTGGCGGCTTCCTGTACTCGTTCACCGCCGAGAATATCAAAAGCCCAGACGAACGGGCCGCTGGATCGATCATCTTCAAGAAGAACATTCCGATCAAGTGGAGCGACACCGCGCAGCCGGCAGAGATTCCGTTCGATTTCCAGCCCACCGTTTTTGCCGGTGGCACCCTGCTGCCGGCAGTAGTGTAGGAACGCCATGAAGACCGTCAAGTTCGAGCTAGCCGACGCCGATGACAACGTGCGGGTCTATGAGGTGGAGTTGTTCTCCGTCGACGAGAACGCACGTCTCCAGCTCCTGTTCGGACAGCCGCTAATCCGTGCCGTGGGCAATCTAGCGGCCACCCTGGCGCCGGCAGTGCAGTCTGGTGCGGTAGACCTAGACGGCGGGGAAATCGACGTCAAGGCCGTCCTGGGCGCCGTTGGGTGGCATGATGCGCCCGACGTCCTGTTGCCGGTGATCGAGCAGATCGAGGCCAAGGGCGGGCCGGCGCTTGTGGCCCAAATCTTCGAGCGCACTACTAGGCTTGTGCCGATCGCCGAGTTACAAGATCTACCCGTCGCCGAGGGGAATCCAGTCGACTCCGATTTTCGCCAGCCGCTCAAAGATTCGCGTATGCGTGACATGGCCTACGGCGACGGAAACATGGCCGAGTACTGGAAGGCCGCAGCGATGGTGCTGCTGGTAAATTTTACTCGGCATGGCCGGCAAGGATCGCAGAGCTTGAGCTCGCTATTCAAGACGCTGATCGGGGGTTTCTTCACAGCCTCCCAGAAGAATACCGCGACTCAGGCGCCGAGCGTCGCGCAGCCGAACGACAGCAAGCGGCAAACAGGCTAGCAGAGGCGCTTGGCGATGATTGGCATGGTTGGGAGTTCTGGCACGTGGCGACCGAGTACCGACATAACCCGGCCATCATGGCCGCCGAGTGGAGCCCAGACGAGGTCTATGAGGCGTATTACTACCTGAGACTACAGTACCTCTGTGAAGGGCCGAGGACCGGCTAATGCCTGCGTTCAACGAGGTGCTGACAAATTTCACGTTTAAGCTCGATAAGGGGAAAGTACGTGCTCTGAACAAGGGCACGACTCAGGCTGTCAATACGCTTAAAGCAGCCACAAAAGAAAACGATAAATTAAATGAAACAGTAAAAAACGGCATTGATAAAGTAAAGCAATTCGTCGGCGCATATATTGGGTTTCGTGCAGTAAAATCAGTTACAACAGATATAGCGTCTCAAGTGACAGAGATCGAACGCGGGGCCAAGTTCGTCGGTGTAACTGTCGAACGAATGCAGGAGCTGCGTCACGCTGGCCTGAGAAACAAGCTTCAATTTGACGATCTCACTGATGTGATGAAGGAGCTTGCAGTCAAAGCCAATGACGCCTTTGGCCTCGCAGCATCAAATGACGCACGTGAGCTATTCAAGCAGATGGGAATCGTCAAGAGCCAGCTTGTCGATTCCAACGGCCAGCTCAAACAGACCGACGAACTCCTTATGGTTGTCGCCGACGCCTATTCAAAAATGGGCAACAAGGCAAAGCAGGCCGCCGCAATTGACGACTTGCTTTCCGACTCTGGCCGCAAGGCTGCAAAGTTTCTTGCGCTCGGCCGCAAGGGGATTGAACGCTTTGCCAAGGAAGCACACGACCGCGGAATCATCCTGGACGAAAGGACCATTCGTGCAGCCAAGCGCTACAAGAAAGTAAAGGGTGAAATAATCGTAACCCTTACTGCTTTCAGAAATACTATCGCATCGGCGATTCTTCCAGTGTTGGCTAGTACAGTGGAATGGTTTCACGACCTTTGGTTGCGGACCAGAGAATCGGATCAAGCAATACGTATTCTTAAAATAACAGCAATAGCAACAGGCGCAATTATTGCTAACATCTTCGCAATAAAAGGCGTAAACAAAGCAAAAGGATACATTATTGATATAACCAAGTCACTGAGAACATTCAACACTACTGCACTGATAACAAATTTCTATCTAACGCTGATAATCGCATCGGTTGCCTTGCTTATTCTTGGGATTGAAGACCTTATTGGATTCGTCCAGGGTCGAGACTCATTGATCGGCAGACTGCTTGGCGATAGCGACACAGCCAAAGCGCTGAAGGACGCAATCGTTGGGATAGGTGTCGCTGCGGTAGAAGCGTGGGGTAAGATCAAACCGGAGTTGCTCGCCGCATGGAATGAGATGAAGCCAGCGATTGCTGCTTTGTGGGCCGCAGCAAAGCCGCTAATCGGACCAGCGTTCAAGGTTGCCGTGTTTCTGCTGATAAATGGATTCAGGAACCTGGCGCTGTTCATCAAGATAGCTGCGTTTTTCGTCAAACAATTTGTTTCAAACCTGCGACTAATTGGCGGCTCAATAAAAACAGCATTAGGACCAGTCGGAAGCTTTTTCACCTGGCTTGTCAAACAACTCGAAAAAGTCGTTTCGTTGATGGAGGCGGCATCGGGAAAGACTGCACTTGGCGGCTTCAAGAAACTCAAGGAAGAGGCAATGGATGCCGCCGTCGAAGAACTTCAAAAAGGAACTACTGAGATAGGGCCTCGTGGCGAAACGGTCACCACGCGCTACACTAAGCCGATTAAAGAGATCCTCGGTATTCAACACAGACAGTTCATCGGCCCGGGTGAGAAACTACCAGGCGACGTTGCTCCAATGGCGTTTGTCACGCAGCGACCAACGATGCCAGCGACACAACAGACGACCGCCAATGTTGCTCCTGGGGCAGTACAGGTCAGCGTTATTACCCAGGCCGATGATCCTGCGGCCGTTGCGAGAGAGGTCAATAACCTGGTTACAACGCGAGTCAGTGCAATGTTCACCGATGCCAGCAGAAACCTAAACAAGCCACCGCAGGGACAGCGATAATGCCGACTGAGATTTATCCAGCCGACGATGCATTCGCCCCTGGGTTCGCATTCGATGCTGACTTGCAGTTCGGCTCGACCTTTGCCTATCAGGCGTCGCAGCGCAAGGTAGAGGGTCGCGGCACCATCTCCGAACACATTGCATCGCAGCCAAAGAAATATACTATTACCGGGATTGTCACTGCGATGACGGTGCCTCCTGCTACTCCAGAGGCGGAGAAGCTGACCAACGCAAAAAAACGCCTTGAGGAGATGGCGGATAAACGGCAGATAGTGCTCGTGCTGTCCGACTCGTTTTCTGGCTATTTGGCGATTGAGCGCGCAGAGGTAATCGAAAGCGTCGACCTTGGTAAGGCCATTCGCGCCACTGTCAATTTCACTGAGATCGTCACTACCACTGTCGGGACTGCGGTAATACCGAAATCTCGCCTGCGCAAGAAGGTGAAGAAGAAGGCCGCCCCGGCGAAAAAGGGTGGTGCAGCCAAGGGCTCTCAGCCCACCGGAAAATCACGTACAGGCCTGGCGTATCTATCTGACAAGGCCAAGAAGTTGCTCGGGCTATGACCTATCGGGTTGACATATTGCTTGACCCGATTGAGCCAGACGACCGCACGCAGGAATACCTATTCGAGGACGTCGACCTCGGCGGCGAGTCGTGGAACTATCGCCTATTTTGGAATGACAGATCTGAACGCTGGCAGATTGACGTTTACACGTCTGAACTGGGCGACGACGGCCGGCCGGTGAAAGCGGTGTATGGCACGAAGCTTGTCCCGGCATACCCCATCAACTTCAATCACACCGGCAACATCCCGACCGGCGGACTCCTCGTGTTGCTGGATACCAGTGACCCGGACGCGCGCGAGCAGTGCACGTATGACGGCCTGGGTTATCGCTGGCTCCTGGCTTGGCTTGTCGATGACGGCACCACGGTGCCGAGCACCAGGCCGTGGGTGATTACAGTCCCATGATTGCCCCGGCGACATCTATCCCACCTCGCAACGTCCGCGTGTCTGTCGGCCCAGCCGGCGCCATCGGACTGCTATTCGAGCAGGAGGATATCAGCGGCAGCGTCAAGGGCTACCGCGGTTCGAAGCCCAACGAGGCCGAAGTCACAATCCACAATCTCGCCGACGCCACCGTGGCGCAGTTGGAGAAGCCAAACCAGGTTCTACGCGTTGAAGTGGGCGCCGAGACCATCGGGCAGATATTCATCGGCTCGATCAGCAAGCGCGGCGTCAAGACCAAGGGGGATATCCCGGAGCGCACCACCTCTATCAGCGCTCGCGACGGGCGCCGGGTGTACCGGGATACACGTGTGTCTGTGACCTATCCGCCGAACGTGGCGATTGCTACAATCGTACAGGACATGCTCTCAGTGGCGACCACCAAGGGGCTCGCGCTGGGCACCAGCACTGAGCTTCCGCCTGGTATCTATCCTGACGGTTGGGCATTTCGCGGAAAGTGGCGCCAAGCGCTGGACCTGTTGCTGTACGACGAGGGATATTACTGGACGATTCAAGGCGGAGTGATTTACGTTCTTAGCGAGGCGTCGACGCTACCAGGCAACGTTCCGCTGATTACTCCTGACACCGGCCTAACTGGCTCGCCGACGCGGACAGACAAGGGTTGTGACATTGACGGGCTGATGAATCCGGCCGTCATAGCTGGGCGCGCAGTCCAGACGAGGAGTAAGTTTTTCAACGGGCTTTACAGGGTGGTGAATCACACGCACGAATTTAGCAATTTTGACCCTAACCGCTGGTCCACCAAGGCGCAGTGTGAGGTGATCAAGTGAGCGGCACCGACGTCAGCTTGACGGACCTTCTGTTGCAAACGATGCGCGCCACCGTAGACGAGCAGGAGGGGCC